GTTGGCGGCTATTACGTTTCCTTTATTGAGGGGTCAAACTGATGGCACGTCAAACAATCATTCTATACCGTGGCCCTAGTCTTATTAATGGCAAGCCTATTGTGGCCCTTGCGCAATCCGAGTCTACCAACTCAAAGACTGGCAACATGGTGCAAACCTTTATCTTGTCGGATGAAATGGACCCGTTAACTGCAAGCCGTACTGGTGCTGATGAATCTATTTGTGGCGCTTGTCCACATAGAGGCACAGCAAACGACAACGACAAAGGCCAAGCGACAAATAGAACGTGCTATGTAACACTAACCCACGCCCCTCTTGGCAAGTATAAGGCACTGAAAAAGGGCGTATATGGTAACGCCGTGGCAAGCCGTCAAGAGATTGTGGCGTTTGGTGCTGGCAAGGGCGTCCGATTAGGTACGTATGGCGACCCATGCGCCGTAGATAGTAGCATATGGCAATCCCTGACAAGCCGAGCAGAATACCAAACTGCATACACTCATGGCGCTGTTAACCCATGGCCGCAAGGTATTATGACAAGCGCAGACAACGTGCCGCAAGCGCAAGCCGCTTGGGACAAAGGCGAAAGAACATTCCGAATCGTTGCCAGTGTTGCCGATATTATCAAGGGCAAGGAAATCTTGTGTCCTGCTAGTGAAGAAGCTGGACGTAAAGCAACGTGTGCCACATGCAAGTTATGTGGTGGCGCTAATATCAAGGCCAAGAGTGTGGCAATACCTGCCCACGGAACAAGCAAACGGAAAGCGAAGGAGTTAGTAGCATGACATACCGTATTGAATTATCAAGCCAAGGCGGCAAGCCATACGCATACCACGAACGCCCTAACCTTATGCAAGCGCATGACCTAGCCAACCGCCTACGCAAGCGCCATGCAACGCTTACAATCACAGTGAAGGAGTCAGACAATGGATAACGACACAAGAGTATATTTCACCATTATGTCAGATATAGAGTGCGAAACTGACATGAGTATTGAGGGTGTGAGTCTTCCCTGCGTCATGTTAGACGGCAAGTTGAAGGGTTTCGAGATTGTGTTGCAACGTGATTTCATTCTTAGGCGATTGAAGGAAGAACAGGGAGAGTCAGTTGGTTACATAGGGCGCTTTGGGAAGGTAACGGCAAAATGATTAAGTATGAAGTAAGAGTGTATGAGGATGGTACTAAGTTTTGGTTCTTAAAAGATAATCGTCATCGTGTAGATGGCCCTGCCATTGAGTGGGCTAGTGGTACTAAGGAATGGTACTTGAACGGTAAGCGTCACCGTGAAGATGGTCCTGCTATTGAGTATACCGATGGTGATGAGTCTTGGTACTTAAAAGGTGAGTATCTTACAGAGGAAGAACATAAAGCTAAGACTATCCCTACTGTAGAGATGACTATGGAGGAAATCTGTGAGGCCCTAGGTAAAAACGTAAAGGTAAAACGAAATGATTAAGTATGAAGTATTGGTAGATGTTGATGGTACTAAGCGGTGGTTCCTATACGATAAGCTTCATCGTGAAGATGGCCCTGCTATGGAGTGGGCTAGTGGTACTAAGGAATGGTACTTGAACGATAAGCTTCATCGTGAAGATGGCCCTGCTATGGAGTTTGCTAATGGTACTAAGTGGTGGTACTTAAACGATGAGCAACTTACAGAAGCAGAGCATAAAGCTAAGACTATCCCTACTGTAGAGATGACTATGGAAGAAATCTGTGAGGCCCTAGGTAAAAACGTAAAGGTAAAACAACGTGATTAAATATGAAGTAGGTGCTAAGAGTTTCGCTTACCTTACCCAATAGGTTTTCTAAGTGTTGGGGTCGTGGGTTAAATCTTGCGACTCCAATGTGTTACGTGGTGTTATAATGTAACAACAGGGGCAGAATGTTATAATGTAACAGTGGCGAATCATATATAGGTTGTGGGCGACTCGCTCTCTCTCTGTCAATGTTTTCTTTTGTAATACCAATGCTTTATGCCAATGTGTTGCACAAATGTCACACTAATGAGATGGTTTAATGTTAAACTACTTTAGAATCATCACGAATTGTTACAACATGCAATAAACCTACGTCAACCCCTTGACTTTATCGTGGGACCCTCCAGATCATACGAGGGTGATTCGTTGCGGCCCGTTAACACCATATATATCCAAAGGAAAGATTTACTTTTAGGTTTACCAGAAAAATAAAAATAAGCTACTCCCCCACAATGTTTCACGCCAATGTTTCACACCAATGATATAAGCCAATGTGTTGCAAAAATACAACAAACGACAAAATAATGACGTATTACCTAAACTTTCTTTCTTTAGATTTCAACCACTTAGAAATTAGTTACCATTCTACCTGTTACAAACTGTGATTTATGTCCCTATAGTATAGTAGAGAGAGATACTTAAGTATTAACTATAGTATTTCACTACTAATTATTAACTGGTAAGTAATTGAACTTAAGTTTTGAACATAAGTTATTTCTATTAGTTATTGATACAACTAGATCAACCAAGACGTATGTGTACAACTTAAGTTTACTGCTACAAGGTCTTGCCGATGATCTTAAAGTATTTATTGTATTGTCGTTATGTAGTGTAGAATCTGTTCTACCCACTTAAGTTACCTTTTTATTGTCGTTAAGCCCGTAGGGCGGGAACCATCATCATGGCTGAACAACTTAAATATAGTAAGCTCGTAGAGAAGCACATCTTGGAGTGTATTCAAGGTGGTATTCCTATTCGTCAGATGATTGCTTCTATGCAGCACCTACAGGAAGCACCTAAGTCTTTATCTACTATGTACAAGTATTATGGGTCGTTCATTGAGATGGAACGTGCTAAGATTAATGGTGCTGTAGGTAAGCGTGTAATAGACCAAGCATTGTATGGTGACGTACAGGATGGCATTACATGGAAGAGCCAAGAGTTATTCTTACGCTCTAAAGGTGGATGGTCTCCACAGAATACAGTTAACGAAGTTGACCAAGAGACTGATCCCGAACTTGATGTCTCAGCAGCAGATCAGCTTATGAACCTTTTAGGATTTGATACTGATGAACCCGACCCAGAAGAGAATAACGGCTGATACTCTTAGACAGCTACCACCAGCTAAGGTCAAACAGCTATTCACTCAGCTAGGACCAGCTAAGGTAGACGAGTTACAACATGATTGGTCGTTCTGGGGTAGAGACGCACAGTTTCCTCCTACTGACAATGAGTGGAATACATGGTTAATCAATGCTGGTCGTGGTTTCGGTAAGACACGTTGTGGTGCTGAGTGGGTACGACAACAAGTCAAGGATGGACATAAGCGTATAGCTTGTGTAGCATCTACTAACTCTGACATTGAACGTGTTATGGTTAAGGGTGAGAGTGGCTTCTTATCGGTATGCTGGAAGCATGATAAAGACAACAAAGGTAAGCATATGGGCTTTCCTGAGTGGTCACCTACCAAGCGGTCCTTAAGTTGGGCCAATGGTGCAAAAGTAGAATTTTACTCGGCTGAAGAGCCTGAGCGTTTACGTGGTCCACAGTTCTCCGCTTCATGGTGTGATGAGCTTGCTGCGTGGAACAAAGATATAGACACATGGCAGATGCTTCAATTCTGTCTACGTCTAGGTAAGCACCCTAGAGTGTGCGTTACAACAACCCCCAAACCTACCAAGTTAATGCGTGAGTTACTTAAGAACCCTAAGACTATTGTTACAAGTGGTTCTACGTTTGATAATGCTGCTAACCTAGCTGATACATACCTTGTTGCTGTTAAGGAGCAGTACGAGGGAACACGTATTGGTAGGCAAGAGCTTTACGCTGAAGTCCTAGAAGAAGCTGAAGGCGCTCTGTGGACTACGGCTATGTTAGATGATAATGCTATTAAGCATGAAGACTTGCCTGACTTAGCTCGTATTGTCGTTGCACTTGATCCTGCTGTTACCTCTAACGCTGAGAGTGACATGACAGGGATTGTCGTTGCAGGTATTGACATCAACGGTATTGCTTATGTCCTTGGTGACTACACTGATAGGCTATCCCCACAGGGTTGGGCCTCTAAAGCTATTCAACTATATAATTACTACCAAGCTGACCGTATCGTAGCCGAGGTCAATCAGGGTGGTGACATGGTTAAGACTACCATTCATGGTGAGGACGATAGTGTATCCTACAAGGCTGTAAGAGCCTCTCGTGGGAAGTTCGCTAGAGCCGAGCCAGTATCTGCATTATACGAGAGGGGACTTGTTAAGCACGTCTCTAATCCTCCTGATGGTGCATCACTGAATGAACTTGAGACACAGATGAGAACGTGGGAGCCATTAGGTCGAGTTGGCTCTCCTGACCGCCTTGACGCTATGGTGTGGGCAATTACAGACCTTTCTTTGAACGGCTACAGTAAACCCCAACTGACCCTCGCTTATTCTAGTGCTAAGGGCTTATCTAAGTAAAAGGCAATAGACAAATGGTTAAGAAGCTCTCAGAAGCAGCCGCTAAGGCTACGTTAGGCGTAGCTGGCGACAATACACACAACGGTCAAATCCGTGCTGATGAGTTTCTTCCTGAGTTACGTGGTAAGAAGGCCATCCGTAAGTATCGTGAGATGCGTGATAATGATGCTACCATTGGTGCTGTCATGTATTCCGTTGAGCAAATCCTACGTGATGTTAACCTACATGTAACTGCTGTTAACGATAGTGATGCCGCTAAGGCTGAAGCTGAGTTTGTTAAGAGTGTTCTTGACGACATGGATCATACCCTAGACGATCACATCTCAGAAGCACTGTCTTATTTGTCGTATGGCTTCGGTTGGTTTGAGGTTATCTACAAGCGTCGAGTTGGACCTACAGAGCGTTCTGATAAGAAGCACTCTAAGTACACTGATGGACGCTTAGGCGTTAAGAAGATTGCTGCCCGTGCGCCTTGGACTATTAGTAAGTTCGATGTCAACCAGAAGACTGG